TAAAATTTCTGCATCCACTGGTAATATTAAAGCTGTAAGAAGTGATGGAACAGCACCACATCCAGAAAGTTCATATCCAGTTTGTCCAACAAATGCTGGTCATAAAGCACATGCACACAGAAGAATTGAACCTTTAACAATAGCAGTTAGATTCAATACAACAAATAATATTCGTATATATTACAATGATGACTTTGCTGAATATATAGAAGTTGACAGAAATGATTTTGATATTAATGAAATTGGTGAATTTTTTATTGGTAATAGATATAATACAGATGATTGTGATTTTTACATGAAAGAATTTCTTGTTGTAAATAGTGGCTTTTTGTCAGTTAATGATATTAATGCAATCAGACAATGGTTAAAATATAGATAAATGATTGGAACTACTAAACAACAGACTGAAAAGCTGGGTGCAAAGATTGTAAAACTTGCAATGATTAATCTTGGTGCATCACAAACAATTGATGGAAAGAAGCGTGTGACTGATTCAACTGGTGCATTAAGAAAGTCACTTGGGTATAGAGTAAAACAAAACAGAACAAGCACAGGTCAATTCAGTGAGGGTTTTAAAATTGAACTTACTTCATCAGTTGATTATGCATCATTTGTTGAACAAGGTGTCAAAGGGTCAGAAAGCACAAAAGGAAGTGCAAAAAAATCACCTTTTAAATTTAAGTCAAAGAATTTGCCAAAAGGTGTGATGTCTTCTTGGATCAATAACAAACCAATAAGATTAAGAGATCAAGGAACAGGTAAGTTTTCAAAGAATACAAACACAGCAAAAAAACAACTTGCTTTTGTTCTTGGTCGTGCTGTTGCAACAAAAGGTATATCAGCAGTGAAATATTATGCTGATGCAGTAGAACAAGCAGTGCCAAAAGAAGGTGGTGAAGTAGCTGTTGCAATGGCACTTGACTGGATAAATAATTCGTTAAAAAATCAATTAAAATAGTATGTCATTAACCGTTTACACATCTACAAGACCAAAGATGTCGACAGGTACAAACATCATTATTTGTACAACAACAACAACTGGAGTTTTTAAATACAGATTTCATTGTCGAATAGAATATTATATTGATGGTGAAACTGCAACAAAAGTAAGCACATTTGTTCAACCAAAAAATTCAAATGGTGTTGGTGTCTTTAATTTATCAGAAATTTATAAAAGTGTTGTGACACCAATGATCAGAACACATAGTCTTGAAAACTATAAAACGACAACAATACCAGCAGACATCATACCAATTCACAATTTGCCAATTGGCAAAGGTGATGATCAATATTTATTTTCAAGACCATTTGTAAATGATTCAAGTGGCTTTTTAACTTTTCAAGGTCAATGCAATCGAATAGATTTGACATTCAATGAAATGTATTCATCAACTTCTGGTGGCATTCCAACAATACAAGGTACACCAGTTGAAGAAATCAATTATGTTTTTTATGGTCGTGGTGAAAGAAATGATGAACCAGAAAAAAATTATTTAACTGATTTTCGATTGACATCACAAACAAAAAAAATGCTTACTAACAACTATAAAAAAGTGGGTGGAGAATATATTGGTTACATTGGAAGAAATCAAAGAATGACAATGACATTTGCCAATGGTCATGAAGCAAATACAAGTGACACAAAATATGTTAAATTTATTTACTATAATTCTACTGATACACAAGTCAGTTATTTAAGATGTGAAAACGAAGATATATCTGGCGGAAAATATGGTGGTGTGACTGGTGCAAACAATGATGAAAGGTCTTTGTTTTTGATAATTGGTGCTGGGTTAAAAAACTTAAATCAAGTTGATACAACACAAAGTTCTTATCTTGGATTCACACCTGATGCGGCAGAATCAGCAACAGGTGACACAATTGCTTATTATACAATTCATGTTGAAAACACTTCACAAGCAATAATTAGTGAAACTTATAAATTCATTTTGACAACACCTTGTGACAGATATGAAGAAACAAGACTTGCTTATATGAATAGATATGGATGTTGGGAATACATCAATCTTAACAAAGAAAGAAAAGACACATTAAAAGTAAAAAGAGATACAATCACAAAACCAATTGTGAATACTGAAATTCCACTTAATACATTACTTGAAGCAACCGTGACAAACACTTATGCAGAAGACATGCCACATCAAGGTGTGATGCCTGTCAACATTCAGGTTGAAGAAGAATTGTCATTGTTTACACAAAACTTGGATGATTCTGAATTATCAAGAATACAAGAATTAATTATGTCACCACAAATACACATGTGTGTAAATGATGCAGATGGTGAAAATACGGATTCATGGGTTGCACTTATTTGTAAAACAAATAAAATTGACAGAAAACAAAAAGGTGTGTCAAAATTATACAACTATGAATTGAAGTTTAGTTTTGCAGATCCAAAATATCGTACTATATAATGGCAACAGAAATAAGAGTTAAAGCAAGTTATGAGATTGGAATATTAAGTGTTCCAAAAGAAATTAACTTGGAGTTGTCCAAGAATGAACCAATTACTGCGAATTATCAATTTAAAGATATTCAAGATGTAAAATCAAATCGTGGAAATTACACATTCAATTTCAGAATACCAAGCACACCAAAAAACAATGTATTTTTCAACAATTACTTTGATGTTACATCTTATGGTAATTATGACACAAGAAAAAAAGTTGAAGCTGAAATTGTTGTTAACACTTTTCAAGTCTTTTCTGGTTATTTGCAATTGACAAATGTCATTTCTTCAAATGGTAATATTTCATTTTATCAGTGTGTTGTTTTCAATTCTGTTTCATCTTTGGGGCAAATTGTTGACAATAAGCTTTTAAAAGATTATGATTGGTCATTTTACGATCATACAATTACAACAAGTGTTGTGATTCAGTCAATGAATAGAGATGTCACACCATTTAAAAATGGTGACATTGTTTATTCTTTATATGATTATGGTGCTGGGTTTTTAGGAACAACACCAGCTTATGAAGGTGTAAATTCACCATTTTCACCAATCAACATAAGAAATTTAAAACCACAGATGCGATTGAAAACCATCTGGGACAAAATAATTGATGATGCTGGTTTTACTTATGAATCAAATTTTATAGACACAGAATTTGCAGAACTATACATGGACTTAAATAATGGTCGGTCAACTATTTCACAAGGTGACCAAAATTATTATGTCATGAATGTTGCTGGAAATCTGTCACAAACATTCACTGCCGAAACAGGTGTTACAGAATTCATCACTTTTTCTGATACAAGTTGGACTGATTATTTGAATGAAGCTGGACAATATGATCCAGTGACAAACATATTGACACCATCATCTGATTGGCAAAACTGCATCATGTGGTTTTCATTTAGATTGCGAAATGTCACAAATCCAGGTGATCTTGGGAATCTTGATTTCTTTAGAATAATATTGTTTAAAGAAGAAGTTCTTAATTCTGGAAACTTTGATTATCCAGAAGTAACATCAACTTTATACACTGGTACTCTTGTTCAAGGTGGTGCAACACAAACGGTTGATGTCGAATGGGAAATGGGTGCTTTTAATCTTGACACGACCAAAAGATATAAGATGGCAATTGAATGTACTTCAATTACACAATCAGACGGTGATGTAATTGTCTTTGATGCGGCATATTGGAATTTTTATCCACAAGCTATTAATGGACAACCATATTATGTGCAATGGAACAATCAACAATTTGATGCATCTGTTTTATTTAAAACTAAATACAATTTTGGTGATATAAAAGCAATTGATTTTGTGACTTCACTATGTAAAAAATTCAATTTAGTTATCATTCCAGATAGATTGACACTTACACATCTTTATATTGAACCATATAGTAATTGGATTACACAAGGAGAGGATCTTGATTGGACAGAAAAACTTGACAAGTCTAAAGACATACAATATAAACCTACAACTAATCTTCAAGCAAAGCTGATAAAATTTCAAGATGGTGAATCTTCAGACTTGTGGAACAGATGGTATCTGCAACAATCTGGTGAAAGATATGGAACAAAAGTATTGCAACAAGACAATGATTTTGGAAAAAAGAAAGATGAAGTTGAAACAATATTTGCACCAACTATTTCAAGACATATTCCAGATACAACATTTGTCAATGCAATATGTTATGGTGAAAATCAAGAACCAGTTGGTGGGAATAGATTGTCTTATTATTGTGGCTTTAATACATCTGACAATGGTGAACTTTATTATTTGACAGACAGCTTTAATGTCACTGGATATACTGCTTATGCAGTATTCCAAAATTGTAAAGATGCAGTTCCAACAAGTACAAGTGAATGTATTTCATTTGAATCTATGCCATCAAATTATGCACCCTATTCAGTAAATGGTGCTTTTAAAACTTATTGGGAAAGATTCTTTCTTGAAACTTATGCAGTTGATTCAAGATTATTAATTGCACACTTTTATCTTAATGCTTTAGACATTAACACTTTAAACTTTAATGACATTGTATTTGTAAATGATTCTTATTACAGAATTAACAAGATCACAAACTATCCTTTAGTTGGGTCAGGTACTTGCAAAGTTGAACTTATTAAAGTTGTTGAAAACAACCCATGCGGACTTGAAATTGCATATATATCAGGAAATGGTGCTGTGTATTTTTACAACACAGAAGATGGTTCAATGGTATTTCCAAATCAAGTATCACAAGATTGTTGTGAATCATTTCCATTTAATGAATATATTGATCCAAGTGGCGGAACAAGTTATAAATGTTTCAATTTTCAACTTGGCGAACAAAGACCACAAGCCAATCAAGCATTTGATCAAAACAATATTAAGGGTGGAAACAATGGTGTTTTAGGAACTTTAAATTCTGTTATTGGAAGAAACAACAATGTAACATGGATGAATAATGTCACAGGCTCAAACAACAACATTGGAAACACATCTGCAAAAGCAGTAATCAATGGTGACAATAATATCATTGGATTGGACACAATTGGTGCATCAATAAAAGGAAATTACAATCAGATTGTTCCATATTATGTTTCATCTGATAATTCAAGATTAAAATTAAAATCTTATGCATCAATTTCAAATGTAAACATCACTGGTGATTATGCTGTTCCATTAGGCAGTGGTGACAATGTAATAAGTGGTGGTGCTGATACTTTATACAATGCAAAAGGAAGAAGTGCATCAGGTCATTTTGTTGTCACTGGTTGGACTGATGATCAAGAACTTATTAAGATTGGTCAGAAAGGTGCTTTTGATTTAGGATCTTCAAGTCAATCATATTATCAATCAGTAATTGAAAACGCATACAGAATGACATATCCATCAATTATTGGTTTTGAATTAATTGTTGTTGGAAACAATCGTGGAACATCAAGTGCAAGAAGTCAGATTTCATCATATAGAAAATACACTGGAGTAATTCAAAACACAAACAATTCTGGAAACATATCTGCAAAAAATATTACACTTGATATTCAAAAAGAAGATTCTGAATTTGCAAATTATTCATTAAGTATAATTCCAGTAATTAGTGCATTTATTGACAATCAATATGTTGGTGATGGACAATTCTATTTTGAATTGGAAACACTTGGTTGCCCAAAACTGGACAATGTAGATTGGACACTTGATTTCAAATATTCTTTAGTTGGTTTGCAAAACTTGTCAAGAACTGCTGGTCAAAAGATTTTTGTTCCAACATCAATAACAGGTTGTTTGTTGTGGCTTGATTCAGCAGATTATTCAACATTTACATTCAATAGTGGGACAGATATTTCACAATGGGCTGACAAGTCTGGAAATAATCATCATTGCACAAATGTTGTCAGTGGTGCTTATCCAACTTACAATGATGTAATATACAATCCTTATGTTCAATTTGGTGCATCAAATGTTGCTCTTATAAATCAAGATTCAAGCTTGTATGATTATTCAGATTCAGACAACACAATCTTTGTAGTCTTTGAAGCAGACACATCATCTGATGGTGGAAGATATGGACATCATATTGCAGGTAATTCATATCGTGGAAGACAAACAAACGGTATCTTTGGTGAAGCTAATTCAGATTATGGTGGAGGTGGCGTTGGATATGTTGGTTATTGTAACAATTCACTTGACAGAAGTTGTGATTCAAATGACATTGCACCAACAACAAAACAAGTTGTGTGTGGAACTTTTGATGGAACTAACACTTGTAAGTTTATAAATTCAAATGGAATACAAACTACAACAACAACTGGTGTGACTACATCAACAAAAGATCAGTTTGCAGTTGGTGGTGGTAAATTCAATTCATCTTCTGTGACTTATGAATTTGATGGTAAAATTTATGAAGTTATTGTTTATGACACTGAATTGACAGAAGCTCAAAGAGTTCAAGTCTTTAATTATTTAGAAACAAAATGGAATACTTAAAAATTAAAACATCAACAAAAGAAGTTAAATTTCCAAAGATGAAAGTTTTGGACTTTTCACCAATGTCGAAATATTGGACTGGTGGTTGTATGCTTGTAGCAAAAACACTTAAAAACATGGAATTTACTAACTATGAAAACAACAAATGTTTGACATGGTATGAAAGACAGAAAGATCATCATGACAAAGTAATGAAAGAATTCAAAAACATATTCAAATGGCCGAAGAAATAGTTGTTGACATAGAGTTTAAAACCAATGTCAGCAAAATATCCAAAGACTTGGAATCAGTTAAAGACACACTTGCTGAAACTAATGAAAGTCTTGAAGATATAAAGAAGACTGGCAAAGGAACAGAAACTGCTCTTGGTAAAATCGGAAAAGGTTTTAAAGGAATGGGACTTGCAATGAAGGCACTTGGAATTGGTCTTGTCATTGAAGCGTTCACATTCTTAAAAGACATCATGATGCAGAATCAAGGTGTAATTGATGCAGTATCTGTTGCAACTGAAACTGCTGGTGTGATATTTAATCAAGTATCATCAGTCATCACAGATGTATTTGATGCAGTTTCAAAATCATCAGAAGGTTTTGAAGGTCTTAAAGCAGTGATGGGAAGTTTGCTTGATGTAGCAGTCACACCATTAAAGTTATCATTCTATGCAATTAAACTTGGAATTCAGTCAGCAATGTTGGCTTGGGAAGATTCTTTTCTTGGTGGTGGTGATGAAGGCAAAATTGCACAATTAACTGCTGACATACAAGAAACAAAAGATGCACTGAAAGAAGTTGCAACAGATGGTCTTGATGCAGTCAAAAATATAGGTGAAAATATTGGTGAAGCAATCACAGAAATTTCAAGTGCTGTAACAATTGCCGCTGATGTTGGTTCAAAAGGTATTGAAGAAATATCTGTCAGTGGTGCAATTGCTACTGGAAAAGCACTTGCTGATGCAAAAAAGAATGAAGAACTTCTTGAAGTTATAAGAGCAAAACAACAACTTCAAAGTCAATTAGAAGCAGAACAACAAAGACAAGTTCGTGATGACATTACAAAAACATTTGAAGAAAGAATTGAAGCAAATGACAAACTTGGAAAAATACTTGATGAACAACTTGCCAAAGAACAAGCAATTGCAGATGAATCAGTGAGAATTGCAAAACTTGAACTTGACACAAATGCAGAATCTGTTGAATTGCAAACGGCATATCAACAGGCACTTCTTGAACAGATAGACATTGAAGAAAGAATCGCTGGTCAAAGATCAGAACAATTGACAAATGAAGTTGCATTGATGCAAGAAAAGAAAGATGCACAAGAAGAATTAAGACTTGCAACAATGTCTGATCGTGAACAAGAACTTGAAGCACTTGCACAAGATTATGCGGCAAAACAAGAACTTGCAAGATTGGCTGGTGAAGAAGACTATCTTATCACTGAACAATATCAAATGAATCTTCAAGCATTAAAAGATAAGTTTAGACAAGAAGATTTAGATGCAGACAAAAAATTGGCTGATGAGCAACTTAAAATTGATGAAGCAAAAGCACAACAGAAAGCACAGATTGAACAAGCATCATTTACACTTGCAAAATCTTTGTTTGCTGAAGGTACAAATGCTTACAAGGCATTTGCATTAACAGAAATAGGAATTGACACAGCAAGAGCAGTTGCGAGTTTGACTGCTAATTCAGAAGCAAACCCAGCCAATGCAGTATCATTTGGTGGTGCTGGTGTTCTTCAATTTCTATCAGGAATGATTCGTATTGTTGCAAATATTAAGAAAGCAAAAGACTTGCTTTCAAGCAAAGGAAAGACACCATCTGCTGGTGGTGGTGGTGGTGGTTCTGGTGGTGGAGGTAGTGATGCGGCAGCACAAGCGGCAAGAGATGAATCACTTGTACAACTAAATAACACACCATCACTTGTTGATCAATTTAATGCAGACTTTGGACAAGAAGAACAACAACCTGTTCAAGCGTATGTTATAGAACAAAATGTTACAGATGCACAACAAATAAATACACAAATCGAACAACAATCTAAATTTTAAATTAAAATCAAAATGACAAAAATCGTTGAATTAATTATTTCAGAAGAAGAAAAAGAAGATCAAGACGGAGTCTTTGCAATTAGTCTTGTTGAAGATCCAGCAATTGATGAATACTGGGTTGCATTAAGTAAAGAGCAAAAGCAGTTAAAATTTGCAAAAGTAGATGAGGACAAAAGACTATTGATTGCACCTGCTCTTGTTCCAAATAAGCACATTTTTAGAATGTCAGAAGATGGATCTGACTATTATGTTTGGTTCAGTCAAGACACAATAAAAAAAGCATCTGAATTGTACATGAAAAGAAATCATTTGCAATCAACAACACTTGAACATGAAAAAGATATTGATGGATTGTGTGTTGTTGAATCTTGGATAAAAGAATCACCAATTGACAAATCAGTCAAATATGGTTTTGAGCATTGTCCAATTGGAACTTGGTTTGTTACCATGAAAGTGGAGAATGATAAAATTTGGAACAAAGTAAAAAATGGTGATGTACTTGGATTTAGCATTGAAGGGTTTTTTACTGACAAGATGCAAACATTGTCAACACAATCAACTGATGAAGAATCAAAAGTTCAATTGATAAAAGAAATGATTGAAGAAGCAGAAACAACATATCTTGAATCCTATCCTTGGGATCAATGTATCAGTGATATGAAAAGTGAATATGGTGATGAAGAAACTGCTGAAAAAATTTGTGCTGCCATTAAGAACAGAACAATATCTTATTCGTTAATTCCTAAAATAAAAGATGTATTTAAAAAGTCATACAAAAAGAAATCTAAAAAGCGAAAAGAAAAAAAGCAATAAATATCTTTAAACTATTGGAAATTAAATCTAAAACATGGAAAACATTTACAAAGACTTGAAAGAACTTCTTGGATTCAAAGAAGAACTTTCTGAAGAAAACAACACAGAAGTCAAAATGATGGCTGAAAAAGTGTTGGTTGATGGTACAATTGTCATGACTGATTCAGACACTTTTGAAGAAGGTGCATCTGTCTTTGTTATGGGCGACAATGAACAAAGAATTGCAGTTCCTGATGGATCATATCAAGCTGAAGATGGCACTGATATGGATGTTAAAGATGGAAAAATTGTTGCAATTTCTAAAGCAAAAGAAGAATCAGTTGATGAAGAATTATCTGCTGATGAAACTAAAGAAGAAACCAAGGAAGAAAAACCAGAAGTTGATTTGTCAAATTACATGACTAAACAAGATGGATTTGAACTTGGTAAAATGATTACTGAAGCAGTTGAATTGAAGATTGCTGATTTAATAAAAGCACAGAACACTGAACTTGAAAAAGTGAAGAAGTTATCTGCAACAAAAACTTTTAAAAACACACCAAAGTCTGAAACAAAGACTGAAGTGAAAACGAAACTTTCACAAGATGAAAGAATTTTTGCAATCTTTAATAAAATAAAAAATAAATAAAAAATGGCAAATCCAACTTTAACAAACACAAGTTATGCTGGTGAATTAGCACTTCCGTATGTACATGCGGCAGTTGTTTCAGCACCAACATTGCACGGTGGAAATGTGACACTATTAGATGGTATCAGATACAAAGCACACATTCCTGTAATGTCTTTTGGAACTGGTGATGATGCTTTAATAAAAGCAGGTGCATGTGACTTTGATGAAACAGCTACATCATTACTTGATGAAGCAACACTAACCGTTACAGACTTAATGGTCAATCTTCAATTATGTAAAAAACAATTTAACACATGGTGGCAAGGTGATGCATATTCAATTAATTCTGGTGTTCCAGATGACTATGCAGATGCAATCTTATTATATGTTGCTAAATATGTACAAGCAGACATTGAACACAATATTTGGATGGGTGGTGCAACTACATCTGGTTATGCTGCCTTTGATGGTTTCAAAAAAGCTTCAGGAAATACAGCTGGCGCAACTGAATTAACAAAGTCAATTGTTGATCAAGCAGAAGTGATTGAAGGTTTACAAGAAATTATTTCAGCAATGCCAGCCGGTCTTGTTGGTGATTTTGAGAATACAAACATATATGTAAATCCAGCAACAATTTCAGCATACAATCTTGCAATTGGACAAGCTGGAAATGGATATGACAATGCTGCCGCTAATGGTGGGCAAACAAACTTTGTTGGATACAAATTAGTATCTGCTCCTGGTATTGCATCAGGTGAAGCATGTTTGGCAAGTAAAAACAATTTATTTGTTGGAATCGGTACTGCTGATTCAGATTCACTTGCACAAGCAATTGACATGACTCCACTTGATGGATCAGACAATTACAGAATCACAATGCGTTATGCAGTTGGAACAGCAATTGGTGTTGTGGCTGATGTTGTTTGGTTCAAAAATGATGCGTAAATATAATTGAAAGATGATGTCAAAGTCATCTTTCACTTTTTAACTTTTTAAAATAAAATAAATTATGGCATGTTCAGTTTCAGTTGGTAGAAATAGATTTTGTTGCTCACAAGTAGGTGGTATCAAAAAAGTGTATTTCGCAACTTTTGATGGAGATGATTCTTTATCCAATCCAAGTCAAAAAATTACAAGTGTAACCGTAAGTGATGCTGGTGTTGTTACAGACATACATACTCCAGATAATGACGGTGATGTATATTTTTTCCAATTTGAATTAGATAGACAACTTTCTTCTTTTAACCAAACAATTGTGACTGGTTCTGGGGGGTCAGTTGCATATCAACAAGATTTAGAATTGCACATGGTTGGTGATTCTGAACAATCTTGGGCAAAGATGCAACAACTTGTTGAATCATTAATGTATGCTATTGTTTTAGACAACAATGGAGTTTATTATCTTTGTGGTGTTGAAAATGGAATTGAATGTTCTGGTGGTACTTATGCTCATGGTGGTGATGTAGCGTACACAGATTATGTTGGTTATGTTCTAAACTTTAGTGGAACAGAATTAAAACCAGCTTACAATTTAAGCACAACTTCACCATTCAAAGGTTGGACAAGTTCTCAACTTGAAATTGGAGCAATAAATTACCAGGAGTGTCAAGCATAGTTGTTTAGTTGATTAATTAATTAAAGGTGGTGGAATTATCCATCACCTTTTTTTTATCTTTATAGTATGAAAATTAAGAAAGAATTTATTGGTCATTTTATATACAAAGGAAAACGAGCCATTCATTTGTCAGAAGTTGTTGATGAAAGAACAATGGAGATGTTGAAAAATGAATATCCACATTATCTTGAAGAAAAAAAGCCAAAGAAAGCACCAAAGAAAAAAGAAGTTGAATCTGATGAAGTAGAATAATATGTTGTTTTTAAGAAGTTCTAAAGGTTATCAAAATACATTTTCAATAAATGTGTACATGAATCAATTTGGATCAACTATAAATGCACCAAATTGGTCTTCAAATACTCAATATTTAAGAACATCTGGCATCAATCAAAGTTTAAACAACAATGCTTATTATATCAACTTTATAAATCAGAATACACAAGAAGAACACTTTGAAATTCTTGGTGAAAATATAGTTCAGACAAGTAGTTTTCCAAGAACAAAACAATTTTTTATATTTTGTGATGGTGCAAAATTACAATCTGGACAACCTGTTGATAATCACATTGAACTTGAAGATGGCTTGTATAATTTTGAAGTCTATTGGGGTATATCAGGAGCATCATCAAAAAACAGCAATGCAATTGTGGCAATGGTATATTCTGGAATGGCACTTGTACACAATGATAATTATGTAAACAATCATTATCAGAATTCAATTAATGGTGTTGAAGAATTGACAATACCAGCAACAATATCATACAATGGATAAAAACGAATTTTTATTTTCTGCAATGGGATCTTCTTATGATATGACAGATTCTTCAGAAGTAGTAAAAAAAGGTTTTGACTATATATATTATGGTCATGACAATCTGTTCCCACAGCATACAAATATGCTGTATAAAAATTCATCAACACTTAATGCACTTGTCAATTCAATATCTGCTTGGATCTATGGTGGTGGACTTGATGCAGATGACAAATCAAATAACATAGAAGAATGGACATCACTTCAAAAACTAATCAATCAACAGATTGGAAAAAATGATGTGCAATTAATGTGTATGGATTTAAAACTTCATGGAGGTTTTTATTTGTCTGTTTCTTATTCATTGGATAGAGAATCAATCACAGAAATTGAAGTCTTGCCATTTGAAACTATGAGAGCAGGACACACAAATGATGAAGGAGAAGTCACAACATATTATCATTCATACAATTGGGAAGACGGAAGACGGGCAAAATACACTGAACTACCAGCATTTAACCCAAAGCACAAAGACATATATCCAAATCAAGTGATGTGTGTTAAAATGAATTCTGTGGGATCTTATTACTATCCAAAACCAGATTGGATTGGTTCTTGGAACTATGCTGAACTTGAAGCAAACATCAGTCAGTTTCATTTGTCAAATATTGAACATGGACTTGCACCATCATTTGTTATTAACTTTGCAAATGGTATTCCAGCAAGGGAAAAGCGTGAAGAAATAAAAAGAACAATTGAAGCTGAATTGGCTGGATCAAGAAATAGTGGAAAATTTTTGTGTACATTTTCAGATGGTAGAGATACAACACCAGAAATAACACCTGTTCCATTAAGTGATGCAGACAAACAATTTCAATTTTTGTCAGAAGAATGTCAAAAGAAAATAATGGTTTCAAATCGTGTTGTGTCACCAAGATTATTTGGAATCATTGACGGAGGTGGACTTGGAAATAATGCTGAAGAATTACAAACAGCATCAGCATTGTTTGAACAAACGGTAATTGAACCATTTAGAGATGTAATTCTTGATGCACTTAAAATGATTCTTGCAGAAAGTGGAATGACACTTGACTTATTTTTCAAACCTTTTGATTTATTCAAAACAGAATTTGCAGACACTGAAGCAGAAGTCATCAATGAAGAAGTTGCAACAGAAGTAATTCCAGATGCGAAGTCAACAATATCTGATGAAGTTGGTGGAATGGTTGACAAAGTAGAAGAAGAAGAAATTGAAAAAGTTGATGCATCATACAATGGCGCACAGATTAGTTCTGCAATTGACATTGTTGCAAAAGTTCAAGAAGGTGTCTTGACTAAAGAACAAGCAGTTGTTTTCTTGGTTCAGTTCTTGCAATTACCAGAAGAAGTTGCAAAAGGTTTTTTTAATGATGATGGTTCACAATTGCTTGAAGCAATGTCATCAAAAAAAAAAGATGACAGACCAAAATTAAGTGATGAACAATCTGAATTCTTTTTGTCAAGACTTGAAAAGTGTGGTGAAAAAAATGATGATGATGCATGGGAACTTTTAATTGAAGAATCAATTGACACATCACAAAAAAACTTTCACAAGTTTGCAAATAAGATGCCAAGAAAATCAATGGCAGATCCAGATGGAAAATCACAACATGATGTTGGAATGTATAAAGTCAGATATTCATATCAAAAGACAAACAATACTCCAAACAAACCTGGAAACAAGTCAAGAAAGTTTTGTGACATTATGATGAATTGGTCACAACAAGGTCTTGAATGGACATTTGAAGACATTCAAAAGATGTCAGATGATTCAATCAATGGTGAATTTGCAATGAAAGGTCAATCAAGATATGATCTATTTGAATACAAAGGTGGATGCTATTGCAGACATGGTTGGATCAGAAGAATATATTTCAGAAAAAGAAATGTAGATGGAACATTTATGCCATCAAAAGGTCTTGACAATGAAAAAAGAGTTGGAAACAATCCATTTATCAGACAAAAAGGAACAGAAGCGATTGCACCTTATGACATGCCAAAACATGCAAAAGTCAATCCACCATTTATGAAAGACTAAAAAAATATGGGACTAACAGCACAAGTCATCTTCATTGATGCATCATATATAAAAGCATATTCACACATTGATGGAAGTGTGGATGAAAAAGACATGTTGCCATCTATAATTCAAGCACAAGATTCACAGATTCAACCGATACTTGGAACTGACTTGTTTAATAAATTAAAATCTGAAATTACTGCTGGAACAATCACTGGTGATTATGATACATTGTTGAATGACTATGTAAGAATGACTACATTAAAATGGTTTTTAGTTCACTTTTATCCATATTTGCAAGGTAAAATAATGAATGGAACAATTGGTTCAAGAAATGTTGACAATATTACTGCATTATCACAAAATGAAGTTGCAAGATTAGTTGACATTGAAAGAAGCAATGCACAATTTTATTCAGAAAGATTGATTGATTACTTGCAAAACAATTCATCATTGTTCAGTGAATACACATCAAATTCTGGTGCAGATATGTTCCCAGAAACACAGACTTATTCTGAAGGTGGTTTGACTATTTCTGGAGCAAACAGAATGAACAGACTTCAAAACTGGAATTGTTGCAAATAATGGCTGGAAGAAAAAAAGGTTGCAAAAGCAATCAAGAAAAAAGAGAAATCAACAAGAGATTGTTGGAATTATATTTAAAAAAAAGACATGGAAAACAAGCTGACAGAATTAATCAGTTTTAATTCAATAAATATTGGTGCAATATCTCTTTCATTTATGGATGTTGAAAGCATCTTGACAATTGCTGTGCTAATTTCAGCACTTGTTTACAACATTAAAAAAATTAAAAGTGACAAAATATAGATATTTTTCAGAATCAGAATTTCACTGCAATGGTGTAAATTGTTTTGACAAAATGAATCATGACTTACTTGCAAAATTGGACATTGCAAGAGATATGTGTGGTTTTCCTTTTAAGATTACATCATCATGGAGAAGTGAAGAACACAATGCAAAAATTGGTGGAGTCAAATCATCTGCCCATTTAAGTGGAAATGCTGTTGACTTGGCTTGTTCAAATTCAACAACAAGAATGTATATGATTGAAGCATTGTTGACTGCTGGTTTTAACAGAATAGGAGTATCAAACAGATTTATTCATGTTGATGTGGATGATGAACTTCCACAAAATGTGATGTGGACATATTAAAAATAAATTATGAAAAAAGATATTATCAAAAGTGCTTTAAGCATTATTCCAGATCTATTAAAAGACAAAAATAAAAAATGGTCAGCTAAAAGAACAATAAGTGGTGTACTTGTTTATGTTGTTGCAGATTATGTTCAATCAAATCCTTTGTCATGGATGGTTGTTGCACTTACATTTGTTGCAGTATTACCATTATGTATGTCATTTCTTGAATCAAAGTGTGATCCAGAATGTGAACTTAATAAAGAATAAAAATGTCATTAACAAGAGAACAAAAACACAAAGCAAGAAGTTATCAAAATAAAGGTCTTGTTGAATCAATTACACCTGATGATAGAAATGATCTTGATGTTACTATTGAAAAGTTGTATGTTGGAACAGGTGGAGATTTAAAAATTGACACAACAGAAGATCAAACAATCACACTTAAAAATATTCCAAATGGGACTTTGATTGATTTTGTTATGATTAAAAAGATTCATTTAAGAGGAACAACAGCAAGTGATCTTGTAGCAATTCATTAATGCAGTTCAGACCAAGATGGTCTGATGCAATAAGACCATACATACAAGAGTTCAGAAAACTTCCAAAAAGTCAACAACTGCATTTGTTGAAAGCAATGTTGCAGTCAGACAAAATTGAAACTTCTGAAAACAAAAAACATTTGAACATTGTATCAAAGTCAAGTTCAAGAATTAAAACACTTGAACAACTTCTTCATGTTGCTGAAGTTGACTTGGAAAAATATCATGTTGACAAATATAATGTCAATAAATGGGAAGTTTCTGCCCAAATAGATGGACAGATGGTGACTGAAGAATTATTTCAAGTTAAAGCATCACTTGTCAAAAACAAAGCGTTGCAGATACGCAAAAGAATACTTGATGAACTACATCAAGATTTTAAAAAGCATACACCAAAAGCGATAAAAAGAGTTGATAATGGTGGTAATTACATGCTTGAAGTCAACATCTTTGATCTTCACTTTGGAAAGTTGTGTTGGAATGGTGAAACTGGTGAAGATTATGACACAAAAATTGCATCAAAAAGATTTCATTCTGCAATTGATGATTTGATTCAGAAAGCATCAGTGTATAATATCAGCAAAATTTTGTTTCCAATTGGAAATGATTTCTTTAATTCAGACAATCACAAGAACACAACAACAAACTTGACACCACAAGATGAAGATTTAAGATGGATGAAGACATTCAGAAATGGAAGAAAGCTGATTGTTGAAGGTATTGAAAAGTTAATGCAAGTTGCTGATGTAGATGTTGTCATTGTGCAAGGAAATCATGACTTTGAAAGATCATATTATCTTGGAGATTCTCTTGATGCATGGTTCAGAAACAATAAAAATGTATCAATTAACAATGATGCAACACCAAGAAAGTATGTTAAATATGGTGAAAACTTGATTGGACTGACACATGGAAACAATGAAAAGACATCTGAACTTCCGTTGCTTATGGCATCAGAAAAGAAGAAGATGTGGTCAGAAACAAAGTATCATGAATGGCATCTTGGACATCTGCATCACAAAAAGCAATTTCAGTTTCAATCAGTAGCAGAACAAAAAGGTTGCACAATAAGATATATGCGTTCACTTTCTGGAACAGATGCTTGGCACAATCTAAAAGGATATGTTCAGAATATACAATCAGCAGAATCATTCATCTGGCACAAGACTGATGGTCTTGTCTGTCATCAATTCTTTAACTTATGAGAATAGAAATCGGACTTGCAATCTTCAAAGGTCTTATGATTGGAATCAGACACTTTGATGAAACAGAAGAAATTCCATATTCAGAAGTACATATCTTCTTTTTGATGTTTAGACTTGACATCTTTTTCATTCCTACATCAGAAGAATAGCAATTGATTCAGACCAATCACAAAAAAAACTTATGAATATTATTGTTTAAATATTTGTACAATACAAATGTTCTTTGTAAGTTAGCATCATATTAATTAACTAAACTTAACAAAATGAAAAGTTTTCACAATCTTGAAGTAATATCATATTTAAAAAATAATTATGGTAAAAGTAATTTTAAAAATTATTCAATTGAAAAAACTGCTGATGGTTATATTTTTAATTGGGACTATCAATGCACTTCTTGGTCATGTCAAGGACATTGGTCTTCTTTTGTTAGATTTATTGACTTATCAAAAGACTATGTTGAAGAATTGAATAAATTTAAAACTGAATTAACTGAATTTATTAAAATAGAATATAAAGAATGTTTCAAAACTGCTTAATCAAACAAGTGCTGAAACATGCACACTGCAAGAAGGTATCTTTGGAAGTTGTCCAAAGGTATCTTTTTTTGTATTACAATATTAATGTGTCAATGTTTTCACTTCGTAAAAGAAAGACATTGATGACAATCATGAATGACTTATGCTAAAGAACTTTGAAGATGAAACATGTGATCTGTCAGAAGAAGAATTGCAGATTGCACAATCAGTCAAAAAAGGATTGAAAAAATACATTGGAAAATCAAATGCAATTACTGGATCAAAGATTTGTTCAGGGTTTAACAATCGAACAAAACACAGATTGCAAGGTGTCAGACTTCGCAAGATCATTAATTATTTAAGAAATCAAGGTGAGCCAATTTGTTCAAGTTCAAATGGATATTATTATCCAGCTAATAAAAAAGAACTACAAGACACATGCACTTCATTGGCTCAAAGAATAGATTCACAATTGCAAATTTTAAATCAGCTAAAAAAACACTTATGAAATTAAGATTGAATAAAAGTCAGCGTGTTGCAAGATGTGACACAGATAAAGCTTATGCAATAAAGTATTCTAAATATGGAGATTCAATGTTGTTCTTGTCAAAGAAATACACAAAAATAAAAGAAGACATAATTGAAAAAGATGGTCTTTATTGGGCAACAGAATATCATGTTGAATTTCCACAATGGATTTATGAATACATGAATGACAATCAAAAATCAACAATTAAATTATTACAAGAACAATGGAAGACAGAAACCAATTCTTAATGCGATTGCAACTTATGTCAAATGAAATCAAAGCAAGTAGTTTTGATGATGCACACATTCACAAAATGATGGAATTTCAACTTGCTTGTAGAGAAAAAGAACTGATCAGAAATGTTAAAAGACAAGTTGTTGGTGAACTTGAAATGCTTGATTCAAGATACACAACAAAATACTTTATTGGAAAAGCCAATGATAAATTTCTTGATATAATTGAAGATTTGTAAAATATATTTTACTATATTGCACAATAATTTAAACAACTAATCTTAATTTTATGAATTTACTTGCTAAATTAAAACCAGAATTCAAAGCAGTTCTTGTTGACAAGATGTATGAATATCCGCACATGAAAGAATCTATATTCAAAACACTTGAACAAAAAGAATATGTCATTCAATTGACAATTGCTGAATCAACTGACATTGCAAACTATCTATCCAACAGAAGTTTTGCACACATTTATGAACTTTTTAAAGAAGAATTTTAATGTCAAGACTATTTGAAAAATTTATTGAAGAAGTATTTGGAAGCAATCCACATTTGTATGATGAAGCTAAAAGAATAGAAGCTGAATCAAATGAACAACAATGGCATGATGCAAGATCAAAATGCAATCCTTTAGATAATACAATTGAAGAATGGAATGCACTTGGTAAACCAAATAAAAAAAATCAAACTTTAAAATGTGATTCATTGAATCATATCTTTGGAGATCCAATATCTGAATTGGATCAATTAATTAATCAAACATTTAAAAACAATTAAAATGCAGAAAAAAAGTAAAGTGACAAATGTTCAAGCAAATGGAACATGGGAAGGGTCTTATGGAACAATGTATAAATTTGAAGTGACATTTGAAAATGGTGACACAGGTGAATATTCATCAAAGTCTTTAGATCAAAACAAGTTTGTAATTGGTCATGAAACAGAATATGAATTTACTGACGGAAAATATCCAAAAGTAAAACCAGTTTACAATGCGCCAAGTGGTGGTTCATTTAACAAATACAACAATGATCCAGACAGACAAAGAATGATTGTAAAGCAATCATCTTTAAAAGTTGCATCTGACTTGTGTATTGCTAATAATAAGACAGACTTAAATTCTGTTTTTAAAGTAGCTGATCAAATTGTTAAATGGGTCATGGATAATAAATCAGATATGTCATCAAATCAGGAAGTCACAACATTAAGAAAAGAAGTGATTAAAGAAATGGAAAGTTTTGCTGAACAATCTGGTCAATCAGTAAACAATCATGACTTACCATTCTGATGACTTGGTCACCTAAAAACAAAGCAGAACAATTGTTTAAAAATTTGTTTGAATCAAAATCAAACATGGCAAAAGAACTGAACTTGTCAAGAGTAACACTTGACACTTATCTTTCAGATCCAAGTTTGATGAATTCACAAATTAAAAAAATTGCTAAATTGAAGCAGATTTCTGAATTAAAAATATTCAAAGCAATAAACAATTGACAATGGAACATTCTTTTGACATACATCTTGCAAAAGAAATTGGTCTTTCTGAAGCCATAATGATGAAACATTTCATTTTTTGGATCAGCAAGAACAAACATAATAAGAAACACCACCATGATGGACACACTTGGACTTATAATTCAGTGAGTGCATTTGGTGGTTTGTTTCCTTATTTGACAAAACATCAAATTTCAAGAACTATTAAATCACTTGAAAAGCAAAAAATCATTAAGTCTGGTAATTACAATCAGTTAAAATATGATAGAACAAAATGGTTTGCAATAGTAGATGAACAAAGATTTCTTCTTAAACAAAAATGCAATTCTATAAAAACAGAAATGCAATCTGATAAAAAGCAAAATGCATTTGATGAAAAAGAGAAACCAATACCATATACTAAAAACACAGATACTAAAACCATATATAAAATGTCTATTGACATTTATCACAAATTTTGTTTGTCAAATTTTGATGCACCTGCAAAGATTGATTCAGTTCAAGGTAAAGCAATGAAGTCAATTTTAAGCTATTTAAAGACACTTTGCAAACAGAAAGGTGATGATAGTCAAGAAAATATTTTAAATGCTTTAAAATACATATTTAAAAATTGGAATAATCTTGAACCATTTTTGCAAAAACAAGTTAAATTGTCACAGATAAATTCTAATTTGGTAAACATTATTCAACAACTAAAACAAACAACTAAACAAAATGACATTGCAAATGACATCCTTGCCAAGTATCGACAATAAAATTTTGTCACCTATGCAACCAGAATTTAATAAACAAATTCTGAAAATGAAAATGAATGACATTGTTTCAATTGCTCTTGATAACAAGCCGCCATCATTAAAAAAACAATTCTTAAAAGAAGAACAAAAAACAATTGACATAATTATGTTGTTGTTAATAAAGTTTCAAGATTTTTACAATTGCAAAAACAAGATGGATAAAAGTCAGCTTGAAGAAACTTCATACATGATAGTAGAAAAATTCTCTTATTTCAATTGGTATGATCTTGCAATGTGTTTTAAACTTGCTAAAATGAATGAAAAAGTATTTGACAGAATTGACGGAGGTATGATTTTTGAATGGTTAATCAGATACGACATCACAAGAACAGGCATGATTGTTACTGAAAGAGAAAAACAACATTCACAATACAATTCAAATTGGTCAAGTCTTGCAGAAAGAACAAGTGAAATGACAAAAAAAGATTGGTTAAAAAAAAATAATTAAATGAACAAGATAATTCATAAATCATCAATTAATGATGATGCATATACAAGATATGTCATAGAAAATTATGATATTCAGAATTCAAAAGAAACAATTACAACAATTGAAAACAATATTCACAACATTGTAAATTCTGATTTTAACATTGGAGTTGTTTATGGTGGATCTGGAAGTGGTAAAACATCAATTCTTAAATCATTTGGAACAATAAAAAATGTGCATTTTTCTGACACGGATTCTTTAATATCAAATTTTGATTTTTTACAACCAGCTGAAGCAACAAGATTGTTGTCAGCAATAGGACTTTCATCTGTTCCAACATGGTTAAGACCATATCACACATTGTCAAATGGTGAACAATATAGAGCAAGATTGGCATATCTAATTGGAAAAGCACAAGACAATGAAACAATATTAATTGATGAATACACATCTGTTGTTGATCGTGATGTTGCAAAGTCAATGTCTTATGCTATTGGTAAATATATTAAAAGACACAACAAAAAAATTATATTTGCATCATGTCATTATGATATAATTGAATGGTTGTTGCCTGATTGGGTTTATTCACCTGCAAAAGGAAGACTTGAAAAATTAGATCCCAGGCAATGCCGACCAAAAATTAAACTTCAGATATTCAGATGCAGATATGAAACTTGGAATTTATTTAAACAACATCATTATTTAAGCAGTGATTTGAACACATCTTGTCAATCATATTTAATTACATGGAATGATAAAGCAGTTGCATTTGCTGGAATACTTCCTTTTCCTGGTGTTGGTGATCCCAAAACAAGAAGGGTTTCAAGACTTGTTGTTCTTCCAGATTTTCAGGGTTTGGGTATTGGAAAAAAAATATTAAATTATTTATCTTCAATATATTGGAAAGAAGATCATCAGATGTTTATAAGAACAATGCAACCAGCACTTGGAATTGCATTATCAAAAGATGATGAATGGATTGCAACTGCTGGGAATTTAAGAAAACCATCAAATGATACAAGTGGCAGAAAGATAATAATGCGTGAATCGTATTCATATAAATATATTGGACACAAATCAGAAGATGTTTCTGACTTTATTATGTTCAATGCTGATGCATACAAAGATGTTGCACAGAATCAAATATCAATGTTTTGAAAGATAAAAAAGAAATTAAGTTGGTGACTAAAACAATGTGGGAATTACAATTTGGAACAAAAGACAATGGTGAATTTTATGTAAATCACAAAAATTACTATATAGAAAAATCAGTTCCAACAATTAATGGAAAGAAAATATATGCGAAAACAGACTGAACATGAACTTCAAAAATCAATTATTAAATATATGAAGTTGCAACATCCATCAGTTTTCATAAATGGATCACTTGGTGGAATATATATTAAACATCATTCACAAAGATTAAAAGGGAAACAAGCTGGATATAAAAAGGGTTTTCCCGATTTATTTATTTATGAATCAAGAATAATAGACAATAAAATTAAACATGGTCTTGCTGTTGAATTAAAAGTAAAGGGAAATTATGCAACAGAAACACAAAGAAGAACACTGAATGAATTATCTGAAAAAGGATATGAATCTTATGTTTGCACAGGTTTTGATCATGCAATTGAAATAATTGAATGGTACATAAACAGCACAATTCCAGATATTGATGTCAACTACATAATTAAGAAATGAAAAACAAGTGGCATCCAATTGAGTGGATATATAAAGACTATTCATATTATCTTGGATTTGCAATTAAGCAAACAAAAGACAAAGATTTGTCTGAAGATTTAGTTCAAGAAACATTCCTTCAATTGATGACCATGAATCAGAATAAACTTTTAATCATTATTGATTCCGGAAAAATCAAAACATATATCTGCAAAATAATGATGGTAAAATATTATTCTGCAAAATCACAATTCAACAAAAAAATTGTTCAATATAAAAGAAAAAAAATACAAAGTGATGAATCATTTCTTGAACATCTTGCAAACATAAATTCAACACAAGATTATCAAAACACTTTAAATGATATGAATGAAAGAATTGATAATTGCTTAATGCACTTTGATGAATATGACAGAAAATTGTTTCAATTATATTATGAAACTGGATTGTCAGTACGACAATTGTCAGAAGAAACAGGAATAAGTTTTAAATCTATTCAATACACAATACAAAAAGTCAGAAAAAACATAAAAGATTTAATATGATACCATTTAAAGCTGATAAACAACTTGCAAGAAAAAGAATAAAGATTTGTGAAGAATGTAAACACTTTAAATCTAATACAAGAACATGTGGAACTGCTATAATTGGAGATCAAGTTGGTGACACAAGAACTTGTGGTTGTTTTATGGATGCAAAAACAAAATTGTCTTTCAGTAGATGTCCATTAAACAAGTGGGAATTTCTTCAAGTCACTGAAAATGACTATCTTGCGATAAAGAAATTGTTGAATGAAGTGGACAACACTATAAATACAAAACAGAAAGAAGTGTTGTTTGAAATGAGAAGAAAATATTTTGGTGGAAAAACAAAAACAACAAATTGTGTTCCTTGTTTAAAATCAGCATTAAGAGAAATGAAACAAATTGTTCAAGAATATGAAAAATAAATCATGGCAAAATTAGTTTTACCAGTCAGTGTTGAAACAATTGCAACAAGACATGATGGATCTGTAAAGATTGTCATGGGTACTTATGAACTTAACACACAATCAGCAGTAAAATTGTTTGATTTAAGAAAGTCTGAAGCATTAATGTATTTATCAAGTGATAATATTTCACAAGAAGAATTGGATGCGTTGGATGGCTTTAAATTAGATTCAGAAAAAACAGATGGAAAAACACCATCACAAAGATTAAGAGCAGTTTTGTATGTTTATTGGAAGCAACATAAACAAAAAGACATTGAATTTGACATCTTTTATTTAAAATACATGAACAGAACAATTGACAGAATCAAAGACAAACTTGATGCAGAAGCATACTAAAATATATTTGAATTATTTTGATGCATTGTTTGGAGAATTTGTACCTTGTGAGATGTGTGGAAAAGAAGCTGTTGACATTCATCACATTGAACCAAGACAAGCTGGTGGATCTAAATTAAAAGACACAATTGAAAATTTAATGGCATTATGTAGAAAATGTCATATAAAATACGGAGATAAAAAACAATATAAACAACTACTTAAAAAAAGACATAATGAAAGACTTCAATCCAGAAAATGAAAAGCATGTTGAAATTCTTCAAGAAACAGAACAAGCAATGAAAGAAGAAGCAGAAAGACAAATGGAAGAGATTCCAAGACTTTCAAATGGACGACCAGATTTTATGACTATGATTGAAGAAATGTTTCCGGAACAAATAGGTGTTGCATCTTATGTAAAAGGTATATGCAAAGGATATGCACTTGATATGTCTATGTCAACAGCAATTAACTTTAAAGATGCACTTGAATCAGGATCAAAAGAAATACAACTTCATAAATTAATACCAGAAGAAATATCACCAGACAATAAAGATGTGAAAGTGACATCAAATGACATAAACTAAATATTATGATTTACATTTTTCTATTAGTACCAATTATCATTGCATCATGTGTTGCTTATTATAAACTAATACAAGAAGACTGATGCCATTTGAAAAAGGAAATCAACTTGCAGGAAGTCGCAAAGGAATTCCAAACAAGACAACTGCTGAAATAAGGAATGCTTTTCAATTACTTGTTGAAGACAATCTTGACAATATGAAAGTCTGGTTGTCTGATGTTGCACAAGAAGATCCCGAAAGAGCATTGGAGATCATATTAAAGATGTCTGAATATATTGTTCCAAAACTATCAAGAACAGAAGTCAAAGCAGACATCACAGACAAATCAATTGTGATAAACTTAAACAGACTAAATGCCAAAAACAATTGACATTGATTTGTTTGATAAACAAGCAGACTGCTTTGCATATCTTGAAGATAAAGTCACAACAGAAGTTTTGTTTGGTGGTGGAGCAGGAGGGTCAAAAACATTCACAGGTTGCTTGTGGCAGATTCACAGAAGACTTGAATACCCAAAGACAAGAAGTGTGATTGGAAGAAGTAAGCTGAAGAATCTTAAAGCAACAACACTGAACACATTTTTTGAAGTAGCACAAGACTTTGTTGGGTTAAAACCAAATGAAGACTTTACATACAATGCACAAGAATCAACAATCACTTTCTTTAATCAATCAATCATATATTTAAAAGACTTGTTCTTGTATCCATCAGATCCAGATTTTACATCACTTGGTGGTCTTGAAATCACAGATGCTTTTGTTGATGAATGTGCTGAAGTATCACACAAGGCAATTAACATATTAAATTCAAGAATTAGATTTAAGCTTGACAAGTATAATTTGATTCCAAAAACATTAATGACTTGCAATCCAACAAAGTCATGGTTGTATTCTGAATTCTACAAACCAGCTAAAGAAAACAGATTGCCAAAACATAGACAATTTATTCAGTCACTTGTATCTGACAACACTGCAATTTCAGAACACTATGTCAAGCAACTTGAAAAGCTGGACAAAGTATCAAGACAAAGACTTCTTCTTGGTGATTGGGAATACAATGAAGATGATGCACTTTTATTTGATTATGATTCAATTCATGATATGTTTACAAATAATGTTGAAAGTGGATTGAAACATATCACTTGTGATGTTGCAAGATTTGGTGCTGATAAAACAATTATCATTCTTTGGAATGGTCTTAATGTCGAAAAGATTGTTGCAATAAATCAATCATCAGTGACAGAAACAATTGATGCAATTAAAACAATGTCACTTCAAAATGGTGTGCAAAGATCACACATCATTGTTGATGAAGATGGAGTTGGAGGAGGTGTCAAAGATGCATTGTCAGGTTGTAAAGGGTTTGTCAATGGAAGCAAAGCACTTAAATCAGAAAACTTTCAGAACTTAAAGACACAATGTTTTTTTAAACTTGCTGAAATGGTTAACAATGGTAAGATTGCAATAAAAGACAGCAGACACAAACAAACAATTATTGAAGAACTTGAAATTATTAAAAGAGATAAAATTGACAAAGACACACAGAAACTTTCTATTATTCCAAAAGATACGATTAAATCATTGCTTGGAAGATCACCAGACTTTGCAGATGCATTGATGATGCGAATGTGGTATGAAGTAAAGGGAAATTATGGTGTATATGCTTTTTGAAAGTAAATTATTGAAAAACAAACTTTAAACTATTGAAATGAAGAAGACATTTGAAATATCAATTCCAACTGATTGGAGTGAAGTAAGCATCAAGAAGTATATAAAATACACTTCAGCAATTCAAGATGTGACAGATGAAGATGAAATTTCCAGAATCACAATAAGTGTGATGTGTGATATTTCTTTTGATATATTAAATCATATCAAGTTAAAAGATTTGAAAGTGATTCAAAAGAATCTACAAAAGCTAATAAGCAAACCAGTAAACAAACAAATCATAAACAAAATAAACATTGATGGCAAGATGTTCGGATTTCATCCAAAGATAAATGATTTGACAATGGGCGAGTATGTAGATATTGAAACCTTTGCAAAAGATAATGACTTGGCAAGCATGATGTGTGTATTATATAGACCAATAACAAAAGAACAAGGAAACAGATATGACATTGAACCATATCATGTTGATCATATAAATAATAAAAAACACTTTGAAAAACTTTCAATTAACATTGCTAATGCAATAGTGGTTTTTTTTTGGAATTTAGGAAATCAACAATTGAATCATATCCATCAGTATTTAAAGGAAACAAAAAAGAATCAGCAACAAGTGGATATGGTTGGTTTGCAATAATTGACAATTTGTGTAATGGTAATCTTTTAAACTTTGATAAGATTACAGAACTTCCATTGGACTTGTGTTTAAACAAACTATCACTTGATGCTGACAGAATGTATGAAAGAGAAAAAGAAAGAAGAAAACAAAATCAAAAAATTCGTAGATGATAACATATAAAGGAATCATTTCATATTTTGAAGCAATATGTGATGCACATCAACAAATTAATTCATTTACTTATGGTGAAATTGATTTGTTTGACAAGGATAAATTCACAAAATATCCTGCTTTACACTTGACACCAACAGGCACTGCAATAGATGATCAGACAATTGTTTATGGATTTGATGTTGTAGTGTTTGACAGATATGATGTTGCAAGTAATAAAATGACTAATGAAGCAACATGTCTTTCTGATTCATTGCTTATTCTTCAAGACATCTGCAAAGAACTAACACAAGGTAAATATTTTATTAATGAAGACACAAACATTCAAATGGATGTTCCTGTTGTTTGTCAACCATTTATTGACACTGAACCAGACAATTGTTCAGGCTGGACAACTACATTTAATGTAATAACACCAAATGAAGCAACAGCATGTCTTATTCCTTACTTTAATAGTGAACAATTAAGTGGATATGATTTTACACTTCCAATCGAAGCAGATTCTCACAATCTTGCTTGGTATTCGCATATCAATTTAAGTGCAGTAATGACATTGGGCGTTTCTGAAAGACAATTTGTATCATTGAATGCAGTAGTTAACACATTAACAACACCTTTAACTTTAACACAAACAGGTGAAACCACAACTTCAGACATTGTCAAAAATGCATTTCATTTCAACAATACAGATCCAACACGATCTGGGTATATAGGATATAGCGGTGTCATGCCAAGTTCAAACATGACATTGTTTATTACAATTAAAGATTTTTCAAGATTTGGTGGCACGAACACAGACAACACAATTTTTGGTGCATCTTGTTTCACTAATCTGCAATTCAGAAAACTTGACATTAAAATTTCTGCATCCACTGGTAATATTAAAGCTGTAAGAAGTGATGGAACAGCACCACATCCAGAAAGTTCATATTCAGTTTGTCCAACAAATGGCAACA